CGACCTTGAAAAAGGTAATTTGAGGGTTGCCTGTCAGGTAAATATCCTGGGCACCGTAAGCGACAAGTTGCATAAGACCTCCTCCCATTTTAAAAGATTAGATTGATTGATAAAGAAATTAGTTAGTAGATATAGATGAAATTATACTTTATAGTAATATTATTTTTCTAGAATAATTAGACTAAAATTAGAAATACAATATTATCATACACTAATATTTACTTGATATAACACTGAAATATTGATTAAAATATTCTAGAGTATCGAGAAAAATAAATATTATGAAAATAGAGAATATAAAATAAAATAGAAAATAGAAAATAAATAATAAGAATAAATTACAAGATTAAAATAATTTTGTATTCTAGAATATGCAAGAATATTTATTAGGTAATTTATTTGGTTTATCCCAAGTATTAATTGGTCATCCATTTGATACTTTAAAAACTAATTTGCAAAATTCTAAAAACATAAAAATATTTTTCAAAAAACCAATATATTTATATAGAGGTATATCATATCCTTTATTAATGAATAGTATTGGAACATCCTTTTTATTTGGCAATTATGATTATTTTTATAAAGAAACAAATAATAAATTACTATCAGGAATGCTAACTGGTATGGTTAGTTCAGTAATTTTAACACCATTTGATTATAAAAAAATACAATTACAATTACTATCAAAAAATACAATTGCACCCAATACACAATCACAACTAAATGGAATAAATGGACTAAATACTATTAAAAAATATTATACGGGTTTTTCTTATACATTGACTAGAGAAATAATTGCAATACCTATATATTTTTATACATATCATTATCTAAATGAAATAACAAATCCGTTTATTGCAGGTGGATTTGCAGGTGTTAGTAGTTGGTTATCATCTTACCCATTTGATACATTAAAAACACGGAAACAATTACATCAAACATATACTTTAAAAGAATTATATAAAATAGGTAATCTATATAAGGGATTGCCAATAACTTTAGTTAGAGCATTTATTGTAAATGGTTCCAGTTTTTATTTATACGATTTTATTAAAAAAAATATAAAAACAAAACAGTAGGCAAACAGTAGAGTTATCCATTTACAATATCTGCAATGGTTATATAAAATTTAATAATTATGTCTAGTATATCATCAGGCAATATTTCTAATTCTTTTGACCTTTTAACTTCTTCTTTTTTGTGTTCATAAATTAATAAATATTTTTCTGGAAGAATAGAATATATTTCAGGTGTTATATAACTATAAATTTCAATTGATAAAATATTATATGAATTTGGTTCACGTAAAGAATTAATAATACCTCCTTGAACTGTATTTAACATCCATATTTGATGATAATTATCACCAGTAGGGATTAAACTATTAAATGTCGCAATACACGATGAATAGATACCTGAATTAAATAAATTTAATTCTCTAAATAAATAAAATCTATCTTCAATTGGGTAAAATTCATATTCATCGGCATCAACTATACCATAAGAACGTTTCATTACACCTTCTGGAAAAACATATCCAGAAATTTTAAATTTAAACAAGCAACCTTTAAATTTTTCTATTTCTTCAAAACTCATATTTTGTATTTCTTCTCTTGTAAAGGTAAAAGTTGCCATGCTAGACCAAATAGTGACAAGTGATGTCCACTGAATTTTAATAATATAATAGTATATGGGTATTAAAAATCAATTTTTATATATTTTATATATATTTTACTATTATTTTTACCCATTAAAATTGTATTTTGCATTGCATTTTGCATTGCATTGCATTTTGCATTGCATTTTGCATTGCATTGCATTTTGCATTGCATTTTGCATTGCATTTAGCATTTTTTATTTTTCAATATGAAAAATAGTTTTTACCAGTATCAGTAGTATTACCACTAAATGATTCACTTAGTCCCTTATTATAAAATAAATAAGGTGAATAAATATTTGATGTTCCACTGAAATTTGTTTGCACTATATTAGTAGATGGACCCCTAAATGCAGAATTCATTGCAATTCCTTGTGCTGTTAGAGTATCCACATTTGCACCTGTATTTAATAATGCAATTGTTTGGGAAGGCGAAATTAATGGTATAGTTGATATAGAAATTGTATTAGTAAGCTGGGGGAAAGTAGTAGTGGGCTGTGAATAATTAGTAGTTGCAGGTTGGGTGGAGGAAGAAGAGGAAGAATAATTAGTAGTTTCAGGTTGGGTGGAAGAAGAAGATGAAGAATAATTAGTAGTTGCAGGTTGGGTGGAGGAAGAAGAGGAAGAATAATTAGTAGTTTCAGGTTGGGTGGAAGAAGAAGATGAAGAATAATTAGTAGTTGCAGGTTGGGTGGAAGAAGAAGAGGAAGAATAATTAGTAGTTTCAGGTTGGGTATAATTAGTTGCAAGAATACTAAATATTGAATTTGATGCATCAATGCTTTTACCAGGATTTACTGTAATTGGAACTTTTGGATCTGGATATAAAATTCCAATACCTGTATTCATATCAACAAATTTTTCGTGAATATTTTTAAAACTAGATATTTGATTTAATGTTAATATAGAACTTAGTATTGGTATATAATATTGTTGTGATTGTTGTAATAATTCTTGGGTTGATGATGGAGTATACTGTGAAACTAATGAAGTATATTTAGGAAAATACCATTTTGCAAGTGTTTTTGGTTGTTGAGTAAATGTAATAGTTGGATTATTTGAATCTATGCATCGTGATATATAATTTTTAAATAGTGGTCTAAAATCTTCACCATATAAAGATATATTACCACCTATTAATCCAAGAGAACACATATTATTTAAAGATGTATTAAACATATTTGGCAATACCATATTTGGTAAATTTGGTTCATTTATCTCACAATTTGTATTTATATTATGAATTAAAATTATTGAGTTAATATTTACTAAATCATTGTTATTTGGATTTAAATCTATCATTAATTGTGCATTTTCATTAGAAACTGGATTTGGTATTTTTGAATTTCCAACTTGTCCATTAGTAATAGAAACTCTATTATTACTTTCAATATTTAATCTAGAATAATTCTCACTATACATTTTAAGATTAGATATGTGTAAATTAATTTTATTAGTTTGTAATATACTATTTGCACAAGTTTCCATATTACCTAATTGAAATGCATAGAATTTTGTTACATCTGCATTATAAAACATATTATTTCCATATTTATCTATAATTAATAAACCAGCTATATTAACTGCAGGTGCAGTGATAACTAAATATTTACAACTAACTGATTGATAAATAGGAATATTAGTATTTATATATTGTGTATAAGTAGGCGTGGGTTGGGGTTGGGAATAATTAGTAGTTTCAGGTTGGGAATAAGTAGGCGTGGGTGGGTAATAAGTAGTAGTTTCAGGTTGGGTTGAAGAAGAGGAAGAATAATTAGTAGTAGTAGCGGATGGAATGACTGAAAATGTTTCCCATACGTCTTCAGGATTTACAGGTCTATTGTATTCTCCTGTTACTTTTGTAATATTTCTAAAATTAGTTCGCCATACTTCATTATTTGAACTATCAAATATTTGTATTAATGCATTGGATATTCGTTCGGCACAATTATCGCTTCTACTATAAATTTCAATACCTGAAATATCTTGGGGTGAATTAAATTTATATGCCCACCATCCAGGATTAGTACCTGATGAAGGTGTGGAACCAGATGCACTAACATATCCTAATGTATTGTATTCCCATCTTGAGTCAATAGGTAATTGACCAGTTAATGGTAACGCCTCTGAAAGAATTCTGGATCTATATTCTACTGAGTACTTTAGTGCATTCTCTGGCAAAGTAAATCCATAAGCAGAAGAAAGTTCTGCTATTCCAGAACTAGGTTCAGTATTTAAAAGCTTACCATCTTTACCATAGATAAAAACGCCAAATAAATTGACATCACTACCATTGGCAGGTTTATAATGAGGTGGAAGATTATCACAATTTTGACAAGTAATTTTTATAGTATTACCAGAAACAAAAGGATAACTTCCTTCATTTTCAAATTTGTCTTTACTAGTATTATTTCTATTAAAACTATAATAAATTACTAATACTACTAAAATTACTATTAAACTTAATAGTAGACTAATACCAAGATATTTATAAATTTTTTTATTATCCATTACAATAAATATTACAATATTACTATTACTATTAATATTATTTGCTCTTATTAAGATAAAAACAGAAAAAAAAACGGAATAAAAAGTAGTAAAATATATCATTAACTAAATAAAAATTGAAATATGTTATTCTATATAACTTTATTGTTATCTATTTAGTAATAGATAGATAACAAACCGAATTTATTTAATCGATAAGCACAAAATGTGCAATTAAATTAAATAAAAAAAGCTCATCCCTATTTAATTTAATAGGTTGTTTCCTGTTGAAGGGAAACATCGATATATTCGGTTTTTTTTAATTTCAATTTTTGTTAGAAACTTTTATTTTTTCCGATTATTTATCTTAGCAAACCTACGGTTTTCTAAAACTTTTCCTTGATATACAATTATTTTATCACATCCAATCATTGCTTGATGGCTTTCAAAAAACTTTCCCTTGATATTCGATTTTTTTATTAGAAAACCTATGGTTTGCTGATAAAAAAAAATTAAATAATAATCGAACCCCGATACCACTTGCCTCTGGGGATGCATATTTTATTACATCGTTTAATTTATAACTGGGTCCTGCAATATCAATATGAATCCATTTAGTATTTTTCTTAATAAATTGTTGCATAAATAAACTAGACATTATTATATCAGCACTTGAAGTAAAACTAACATTTTTTATATCTGCAACATAACTTTCTAATTTATGTTTGTATTTATCCATTGATGACAAAGGTAAAGGTACTAATAATTCATTTATTTCCTTACCACTAGAAATCATTTTATCAACATCTTCATCTGCATTTACTGATAATATATTACTAAACATCTTACTAGAAAGTGATTCCTGTTGACCGGTAAGAGTTGCAAAATCAATTAATATTGCTTTTGGATATTTTTCTACAGCATATGCTAAACAATCTGCAAGCACTAACCGTCCTTCAGCATCCGTATTAGTTATTTCCACTGTTTTACCATTATATGCAGTCAAAACATCACTAGGTTTAGTTGCATTGGGTCCAATACTATTTTCAGCAAAAGGGCAAATTACGGTGATACATTTTTCCCCGGCATTCATAGCATATCCAAGTAGGAAGGCAGAAACTGTAGACGCACCAGATAAATCAGTTTTCATTTCAATCATACTTTTACCTGATTTCAAATCTAATCCACCAGTATCAAATGTAATACCCTTACCTAGCAAAATATATGCTGGGGATGGTTCTTGTGCTTTTTTTCCACTATCACAATCACGCCCAGTATAATGCATAAGTAAAACTTTTGGTGCATTTTCTGGCGAACTTCCACGTCCAACACCTAGAAGTAAACCCGTACCTAATTTTTCTAATTTATCTTTCTCTAATATTTCCATCTGGATATCCAGTTTATTTTTCAATATGAATTGTTTTATAATATCAATAAATCTATTTGCTTTGGAAGTATTTGCAGGTTCATTTACTAAGTCTCTAGCAAGGAAAACACTTTTAACTATGTTGGATAATTTATTTATTCTTGTAATAATAATTTTCACATCAGATATATGTGTATCTGGGATAACTAATTTTATATTATGTAGATGAAATTTTAAATTTTGTTTGTTTAATGCTTTTGCTGTTTTATATTTATCAAATCGATAGGAAGAAAGTAATATACCTTCAAGAATACTTTCCAATAGCAAGTTTTTTATTGTATCTAGCGTATCTACTAAATTAAATGTTGATATAAAATTGGATTTTGCTATATTAAAAATAGTATTACCTACTATGCGACAACTTTCAAGTAATTCACTATTATCATCTTTATTAAAAGATTTATTATTAATTACTACTAGAAATATTTGATGGATTTTTGAAAATGGTTTTGTATTAATAATTTCTTTATTTCGTAGTGATTTAGAAATTGATTTAGATATTGATTTGGATTTCACTATATTTTTTTTGGTATTGGTATTGGTATTGGTATTGGTATTGGTATTGGTATTGGTATTGGTATTGGTATTGGTATTGGTATTGGTATTGGTATTGGTATTGGTATTGGTTTTGGTTTTGGTGTTGGTTTTGGTATTAGATTTGGTATTGGTGTGGTGTTCTAAATCTTCAATTGTTAAACTAGCGACATTAATATTTTTATGTTTTATATTTTCCTCAATATGTTCTAGAATAGATTTATATTTTACATCAATCTGAATATATTTTTTGATTAAACTAAATAGTGTTTCCCGTTCTAGATTAGTTATTAAAAAAGGTATTATACTATATCCTAGATTGTGTTGTATTTTATTAATAATATCTATTTTTGTATCCATAGTATAGTATTTCTATTCTATGGCAATATATTTTCCTGTGTTAGTATATAATAGAAAAAAAAATGAATAAAAAAACTATAGATAAAATGAATAATTGGTATTCTAGTTTAAAATTTATCTATCAAAAACAAAATACCCAACAATATTTGTCTATTGCTACAAGTTTTATAACAGAATTTATTACAATAGCAATATCTAATTTGGCGTTATGGTTTATACCTCAAACGACCGAATATTCTTTTACTACTTTTTTTGAAATATCAACAATATCTGCAATACCTATTCTAGAATGGTATATAATTCTCTTAATGATGTGTAATTTATTGAGTTTGTGTAGTTTTATTGTATTGTATATATTTGAATTACAACGTGAAATATGGTTAGTGCGAACATTTGATTATAGTAAGCGATATAATAGTTTGCATTTGGTTAAATATAAGAAAGCATATCCAGAATTATTTGTATTGCTAGAAAAATTTAATTATCGCTATTATATTTTATATAGAATAGTAAAATGGATTTTATTATGCAATATACTATTTTCCTGTGTAATAATAATTTATTTTGGATATAGTGGATATAAAACTATTACAACATTATTTACAAATTTCTGGATATGTTTAACTAAGATTAGAAAAGGTTTAGAAATTGGTAGAAATAGCATTACACAAAATATAGGCTATAGTTATTTCAATACGCAAAATCTTAGTTATAATAGAATTGATGCTAGAATAAAAAAACATATTAGTAATAGTAATTTAGCAGATAATTCACAAGATAATTCACAAGACAATTCACAAGATAATTGTAGTAATGGAAATTTAAATATTCCTCCTAATAGTAGATTACATTCTAGAAAAAACTCTACTACCTATTCTACTAATGGTTCGCTCAACGCATCTCTTAACGCATCAATGAACGGTTCTATAGGCAATGATATTCAAAGTATTCAAAGAATTATTCCTACAATAAATATACCAGTGATAAATATTGATGAAATTGATTTTATGGCAGATATTGATGTTGATGTAGATATTGATTTTATGGCAGATATTGATGTTGATATGGAAATCAATGCTGATATTAGAAATTGATTTATAAAATTAAACAAAACTTAATAAAAACTTAATAAAAACTTAATAAAAACTTAATAAAAACTTAATAAAAATTTAATATTTTGTTTTTTGTATTGTCATATTTGTTGATGTTGTTTTAATTAATCTATTTTTAATACTTTGCCCAATGCTTTTAAATTGCCTTCCCGCATAATAAATATATTACCAGTTTCTAGATATTCTGGGCGATAAATAAATTTAAATGTCACAATGGCTTCATCAAAAGACCGTAAATATTCTTTATCCATTTTAACTATTTGAACGGCTTGTGAAATACCACCGCAATGTAAAACAGGTTGATATTTTTTTGTAATAGTTGAACTAGAATTATAAATTTTTATTTTAGCATCGAATTGATATACACTTTTAACATCACTTAATATCCGCATACCTTGTCTAATCATATTACGTTTTAAAATAGTCCGCCCAACAGGTTTAATATTAAAACATCCAGAATAACCAGCCTTCAAATAATCTATATTTTCCTGGAAATTATTATGAATACCTTTAACTGCAATTTTATAGAAATTATTAATGGGTGTATAATTGGATGTGCCATAATCATTAGGTGTGGAAATAATAGTATTGCTATTGCCGTCTCTTTGAAATCCATTTGCATTTGGACCAAGATATAATATATCCCCTTTTTTAATAGTGCCACTTTTCATTATACCACTTACAACCAATCCAATACCTTGAACGTGATATGTACGGCAAATTAAAAAATTCACTTCTTTATTTTCAAGTTCTTTATAATTATTATATTTTTCTAAGCCATTTAAAAATTTACGTACTAAATCAATTCCTACACCAGATACATTACTTAATGGGAATACTGGTACAAATTTGCTACCTTTAGAAAATGTATTTGTAGGTAAATCAATATTGTTATCGTTATTATTATTATTGATACTGTTTTTTTTGTAAAATGTATTTAGTTCAGTCTCATTTGAAATTACAACTGCTTCTAGATTCATTTTATTTAAATAATAAGATTTCAAATATTCCAAGTTCATATCATAAATATTCTTTGGACTACTATCTATTTTAGTATAAATTACAAACATTGGGATTCTTAGACTATATGCCAAAGCCATATGTTCCCGAGTCATTAATTGCACTCCTGACCCGGAATTAACTATTAATGCTACATAATCCAAAAAATTATTACTAAGTTCTTTTGCAGTGCATTTATAATATTTTTCGTGCCCTGCTAAATCATTAAATTCAATAACTTTATCTGTCATCTTTATATACTGTTGTGATACTGCAGAAGTACGCCCTGTCTCTTGTTCGTGTTTATGCTTTAGTATAAATGAACGGGCATAACCACGACCGTTATCTAGAATATTTCTAGTTATTACGCCAACAAAACTGGATTTACCTGCGTCTACGTTTCCACCAACACCAATACGTATTTCTGGAGGAGGTGAAATATTTTTTTCTTCAAATAAAATATTTATTTTATCTATTTCCATTTGAAATAAATTTGAAATAAATTTGAAATAAATTTGAAATTAATTAAATTACTTGAATTAATTGAATTACTTGAATTATTAAATAAATCTTTATATTATTTATTAGGCTATTTCTTTTTGACATCTTCTAGAATAAATTTCTAATAATAACATAATAATTTATATATCAATAAAATATATCAATAAAATATATTATTCACATATACTATAATTTTATCTAGAATGGCAAATTTTAGAAAGCAAAAACAATCAATGCGTAAAAGCAAGAAAAATCATAGTCGCAAACATCGTACTCAACGAGGTGGTGTATCCAATGCTTGTACTCTAGATGCATCTACCAATGGTGGTATGTTAATGTATAATGCTGGTGCAAACCTTCATAATACCAACCCACAAGCATCTCTTGATTTGGATAATAAATATATGGCATATGGTGGTCCAGTTCCTCTAGGTTCTAATATTTTACAAGGTGGTGCAACTAAATGTGGTGATGAAGGTGTAGGCACTAGTAATATTAAGAGTTCAACATTTAAACAATATCTAGATAATGTAAACCAACAATTAGATTTAAATATGGGTGGTGGTGGTTTTACTACTGACCCAAGTGAATTTATTGCAGGGCAACCAATATACAAAGCCTATGATGATTGTTGTCCTCCGGCAATTGTTAATGGCAATCTTAAATTTGGTGCACCAGATCAACCGGTATGTGGTTTTGGGGCGGTTCGTGGTGGCTCACGCAAAACAAAGAAACAACACGGAAAGAAGAACAAGAAACACAATAGTAAGAAATACAAAAGTAAGTCTAGAAAGCAAATGCAAAAGCAAAAGCAAATGGGTGGGGATTGGAATGCCGTTGGAAGAAGTAAACCTGCAGTATTCAGTGATGCATTTAATGGACCAAAAGGTGTTTTTGCTTATCCTGATGATATGTCAAAACGGACTTTTGATGAAACCCAACCTAATTACTCTGTAAATGCCATATAAAATTTTATTATATCTTTATTTTGTATTATTTTGTATTATTTTGTATTATTTTGTATTATTTTGTATTATTTTGTATTATTTTGTATTATTTTGTATTATTTTGTATTATTTTGTATTATTTTTTGTTAATTATTTCATATGTTTGTCTTGTTTTTGTTTCTTGTTTGAATTATAAATCTAAGTAAATTATTAGAAGAAATTACATATATTTAAAAATGGTGGTTGCAACATTAATTGAGTTATTTGTAAAGGGAATATCTTTGGGTCCAGTGTCTTTGTTATTAAGATTTGCTTGGTGGTTCTATGGGACTCTTATACCATTTGTAGTACAATATATTGGAATTCCAATGTTTGCATTGGGAATACTATTAGCAGTTGCATTTGCAGGAGGAACAGTATTATTTACAATAGTATTCTTTATATTTATGTTTTATTTTATAAGGGGTACAATATTTTCATCTACACCCAATATAAAGTAGGGAACCTAGCGGTTCCCCTACGACCCTTCCCTTTAATTATAATCTTATTATAAGGAGCAAGAGAAAAATGTAATTATATAGTAAAATGGATAGCAAATATAATTTGATAACTATTACTTGGAACTTTATAAAAGATAGCAAAATTTATATATTAATTATTGTAGTTCTTTTAATGGGTATATATATTCTAGAGAACACAGAAAATTTTATAATTGAAAAAAATAAAGATATTATTTATGAAAAAGACAGAACATTATTATATGGTTCCTTATTCTTGGATAAATTAAATGAGCAAATTAAAAATATGACAGATCCAAGAATAGAATATGATGATAAACGAATAGATATAATAAAGTATAGTGATGTACTTTTTTAGATATTTTATTTAATTTTACTATTTTTATATTTTTTATAATTCTTATAATTATTATAATTGTTATTATTAATAGTGACACACATTTTACAAATATTTGAAAATGATTATAAGAAATAAAATCAATTCTTTTTGGAAAAATAAAAATAAAAATAAAACTTTAAAAACATTAAAGACATTAAAGACAAAATTGAAAAATAAACAATTTGGTGGAGGTGCACAACCAAATGTAAAAAATATTAACCTTATAACAAGACCATTAATAAGCAAATCATCATCAAGAACATCAAGAAAATCAACATCAAGAACATCAACATCAAGAACATCAACATCAAGAACATCAACATCAAGAAAATCATCTGAAAAATTAACAAGAACAACAAGATCATCAAAAAACAATAATAGTAGACTAAACAACACCATATTATCCCAAACTTCTAATGTAATACAAAGTATAAATAAAAAACCCAAAGATGAAACTAATAGTAGTTTTTTTTTAAAAATGGTTAAAGATATTGCAGAAAATAAAGAAACTGAAAATAATGATGTCAAAGATAAAATAATTAGTTTTGCAAAGTTTGTAAATATAAATCTTGCAATTGCAGCACAATCTAAAGTACTTTCGCACAGGTCAAACATAAAAAACGAAACACAAACAACAATAAATAATTTTAAAAAAGCAATTGAAATAATAAATAGAGTAATTAGTTCCGATATTGTTAATGCACTTATATCTAGTGAATATTTTAATGATACAAACTATGTATATTTATTTGATATGGCAAATTTAGGCGAGTCTTATGATAGGTTATTAACTTTAATCGCCAAAATAATAGAATTTGATGTTTTACCTACTAATAAATTATTTATTATTGTTTTACATAATCAAATTAATATTTATGAACATTCTGAATTTCCTGAAATATCTGTTCACAACACAAATATTATAGTTATAAATCCACAGTGTGAAAATAAATGCGAAACTGACGATTTTATAATACAAATATTATTTCAATATTTTTATTTTGTTGCAGATTTTAATAAAACTCCTGACAATATATTAATAATTAGTAATGATAGATTTAATTGGAAGGAAGAACCTTATTGTAAAAAAGGAAATCCAATTTTAAATAAAAAAAAAAAAAATAAAAAAATATTAATAATAGACTCTATTCCACATTATAAATCATACTATTTAGCGAATTTTAAAGCAAGTTTAAAGGATAAGGAGGTACCGGAAATATTTTTTTTTTAAATGAAAATAAAAAATTGATATTATTTACTTTTTTATATTTTTTATAATACAAATTAACCTTAAATATTAATAATGACAACTTTTATTCCCAATGACGAACAAGATAACTGCATAGCTAGACTAAATCAGTTTATTGAAAATAATAAATCGTTTTCTAAGATGTTAATCAATGGGAGTGCTGGAACAGGTAAAACTACAATTTTGATATCTAGTATAATTAATTTTATTAATAGCCAAATAATGGAACGATATGATTTTATAAAAGCATTAATTAAAACAAATTCTTTAAAATCAGATAATATAGATTTTATAAATAATTTTATTATTTCAGCACCAACTAATAAAGCCAAAGATGTGTTAGTATCTAAATATAATATATATTTGAATAATCTTAAAGATAGAACAATAGATAGATATGTCTTAAATGAGATTACAAATAAAAAAATAGATTTTCTTACAGTATCCCAAGTATTAAGTATTAATAGAGTAATTAATGAAATGGGTGAGGAAGAATTTAGTAAAGGTAATGAAAAGAAAGTTGCAAACAAATATAATAAACCATCTTTTAATAATACTATTATCATAGTTGATGAATGTAGTATGTTAGATACTAATACAACTAAATTATTGAATATTATTCGATGTCCGATAATATATATTGGGGATTACTGTCAATTACCACCAGTTAATGAAATATTATCTCCAGTATTTACTTTAGAAGGGGATAGTACTATAGATGTTATTAAATTGACTAAAGTTGAAAGATGTAAAAATAATATTACTACAGTAGCAAATATTTTAAGGGATAAAATATATGATTTGCTACCAGATTTTAATCTAGTGCGACATAATAATATTCCTGATATCATATTTTATCAAAAGAAGATGGAGAAATGGCTGGATGTTTATGTGATGGATATTAAGAAGAAGCAAAAAGAAATTGCGTGTATAAAGGAAAATACGGAAAATATAATAGATAATTTAGAGCAATCAACAGATTCAAAGGAAAAACAAATAGTAAATGATACAATGGCATTAGCCTGGACTAATAAATGTTGTAGTATGCTAAACAAGAAAATAAGAAATAAATTATTTATTGATAGTATTAATAATTCTGTTTGTAATGGAAAATCTAATGGCAAAAATAATGAAAATAATGAAAATAATAATAATGAAAATATAATTGATTATTATGAGGGTATTGAAGATATTGATGAACACTTTTTAGTTAAAGGTGATAAATTATTAGTTAAAGCACCATATTATAAATACGATTACAGAATTTATTCTAGTAGCATTGTTTATGTAGCAAATCTTAAAAAAGTTCAATATAAACCATTATCATTTATGGAATGGTGTAAATTAAATATGATGATTTTAGAAGACAATACTAAAAACAATGTTAAAAATAATAATGTTATTTCTAATGGTGTAGGATTTGATATAAGTTTAGAATCTATTCTAGATAACCAAAAAAAAACAGACACTAAAACAAATACTAAAACACATACAAAATCATTGTTAGATTATTTTGATACGGATAATAATTATCAACCTGAATTTCGAGCCAATAATAATCTTAGTTCAGAAGAAATTGAAAAACAACGTCTTCTAGAATTACAAAAGAAAACAGAACAAGAATTATTGGAACATCGACTAATATTTTATAAATATCATAATTTACAAGATATCATAACAGCAGATTTATATAATTTTAATGACCCAATATCTTTGAAATATAACATTATCCACAATAATATCCACAATAATATCCAGAACAATGTTTGCAAAGGACAGATTGTTTTAGAAGATATTAAATTATTACCTACGCCAGAACAGCGTGCTGAAAAATATAAAATATGGCATCGTTATGTAAGCACAATATTATTTGGTATTCCGAATGACCGAGTATTTTGTAAAAAATGTCAATTCTTTATTAAAAAGTTTAGTGCAATTATTGATAAATCTTGTGATAAATCTTGTGATAATTCCAGTTTCATTGCAGATATGAATGATGCAACTGAAAATTTAAAATTAGATATGTATTTAACTGATTTAGCAACACTAACTACATCATCAAAATATATTACAAAAGGAATACCTATTCTAGATATGAATATTAAAAACAATGCAGAATGTATTGATAATATTAAAAATATTGTTCGAAGTAGTTATGAAGTTAAAATAATATTAACTAAACAAGATGAACGTGAATTAAACGCAATAAATAAAATGTTAAATGAAGATGAGTCATCTGGAAACACCACTGCACAAAAATATATTACAATGAGTCAAATGTTAGGGCATTATTTAAGTCATATTATAACTAGTACATATTTGGAAGTTGATTACGGATATGCTCTTACAGTACATAAATCACAAGGAAGTACATATTATGATGTTTTTGTAGAATATAGTAATTTATTAGCCAATAAAAAAGATACTGAAAAAGATAAATTATTATATACTGCTATTACACGATGTGAAAATAAATTACATGTGTATTACTAGAATACACATATCTATTTGCTATCTATTTGCTATCTATTTGCTATTTTTATTTTATTTGTTATCTATTTACAATATCTTATAAAAAATTGAAATTCAGTAGAATAATATGCAATAATAAATACTCATTGATATTCTTCAATAAATAGTCAATAAATAGTCAATATTTGCAATAATGTCATCTTTTCTAGAATTTATTCCATTTGATTTAAGTGATTATTATATAAATGGTATAAGATATCAACATATAATTACTAAAATAGCAACAAATATTAGTAATTATAGTAATTATAGTAATGAATCTACTAATTATTTATTGCTAATATTATTAACTTTTGTAGTATGTTTTATTACTAGTATTTATATAATAAAATGGCAAAAACAAAAACAAACACAAAAACAAATAAATACAGTAAAAACTAATACAACACCTGATAATAATGAGAAACGTAATGAGAAACATACTGAGAAACGTAATGAGAAACGTAATGAGAAAGAATTATATAACCAGAGTATTCTAGAAGTATTATCTAAGAATAAAGACATTATTCCTAAAATGAAAGTTAATGATGATTATTGGGTTTTATTACGTGTGGTTATGAAAAATCCATTAAGAATGAGACATACTAAATATGAATTACATAGTAATAATATTGGGAATAGAAGTAATAAGGCATTTACAACACAAGATATGTTTATGATAATTAAAATGAAATATTATAATTCTTCTGTCGGAAAAGAAAATAATCAAATTAATTTTAATATAGCTAATTCAATAATTAGATGTATGAATTATTTAAATAATATTTCTAATGAAGAATACAAGACCAAGGATTTTATTGTGGTTGCAATTGGTAATACAAATGTAAATATAAATAATAATGTTAATGTTAATTCGAATGAATTTTATAATGGTTTAATTAATAATAATTATGAATTATTTAATTATAGGGATGTAATTATTAAAGTTGATGTAAATAAAAATACAAATGTAGGATTTATTTTAATGCTACCTATTCATAAAGTGTATGATATCTTTATGGATGTATACAACAATACTTTATTTGAATCTAAAAAATATGAAATGGATAATGAAAATTATGAATCTTGGAATGGAAAATCAATTAATGAATTGCATTTTTAAAATAAAATAAAATAAAATAAAATAAAATAGTAACTCAACTTGTGTTTTTTCTTTTTTCTTTTTTTTATAAAATTGAAATATAAAAAATAGTAATATATTACAAGTAAATTATTACGAGTAAATTATTGTAAGTATTACAAATAAAAAAATCTAATATTTATTCTAGCAAACCTTTTAAAATTAAAGTAAAAAAACAAAACAAAAAATGAAAAAATTATTTGAAAAAGCAATAAGCGATATTAAAGAATTATTACAATTACGTTCAAAGCAAATTACATTATTAAATCAATTGGATAGAAGTAAGGAGGCTAGTGCTATTAATTTCAAAATAAAATATTATAATATATGGATTAATTTGCTAAATGATTGTATTAAAAAGAATATTGAGATTAAAACTAAAGAAGATATTATTAATTTAAAATCAACAATTAAACTAACTAAAAGTTTGGAAGCAAATTTAATTGAACTATTTGAAACTGGTGAAATAAAAGATATTGATGATACCAAAAATGAAATATCTAATCTAGAAAAACAAATTAAACTATCAACCGAAAATGATTCTCAAAGTCTTTTTAATAGTATGAATAGTGCAGTTGATGATGATACTAGTGAAGATATACCAAGTCCAACAAAAACTATTTCAGTTAATAAAGAGAAAACACAGATGCCAAAAGGTGCTAAAGAAACTAAAGAAACTAAAGAAATAACGAAAACAAAAGGACAAAAAACAATAGATACATCTAAAATAGAAGCCCAACCTAAGATATTAGCAGAGGAAACACGTCCAACAGACCCTAAAGGTGCTGCAATATTTGATATGAGATATTTATATGGAGTAGGACCTAAGAGTGCAGAAAAATTAGTAGAAAATGGCGTTACTTTAGAGAAATTATTAGAAGATTGGACGGGTTGGTTAAAAAAGAATCCTGAAAATGCTATATTAATGATATCAAAATTACCAATACCACCTGGATATACTAAACACCAATGGGAATTATTTAATGAAAATAAACAAAGGTCTATCCAAATGGAAATTTTAAATACTAAGTTAAATACTGAGACTAAATATTTATATAAATTGAATTCACATCAATTATTGGGTGTAAAATATTTTCATGATATGAGTCAAAAGATACCTAGAGAAGAAGTTCAGCGTGCAGAACGGATATTAACTACTTCGGCAAAACATATGAATAAGGATTTAATTTTAACATTGTGTGGTTCATATCGTAGAGGACGTGCAAAATCTGGTGATATTGATTGTTTATTAACCCATCCTGATATTAAATCCTTAGAAGACTTGGAAACGAGTAGAGTAAATATATTGGCGAAGTTTGTAGAATTATTAGCAAATCTTGATTTCTTAGTTGACCATTTAACAGATTTTGGTAAATCAAAATATATGGGATTTTGTATTATTAAACAAGCGGGAAAAAAAAATAATATAGCAAGGAGAATTGATATAAGATTTATACCATTTGATAGTTATGGTACTGCGGTATTGTATTTTACTGGTAGTAAAAATTTTAATACTCAAATGCGAACTCATGCATTAGGAAAAGGATATAGTTTAAATGAATACGGATTGAAAAGATTATCTGACAATATTTTAATTCCTTGTAAAACTGAAGAAGAGGTATTTAAAATTTTAAATTATCCTTATAAGAAACCAGAGGAACGCGATATATAAACCATCACATAGTTAAAATATTATTTATTTCATATATTGTTTATTTCATATATTGTGTATAATATTTATTATTTTCTGGTTTACTATATTTTAAGAAAACTTTATATGCTTCTGCATTGTGTCTATTAGTAGAATTTATATAGGCAACAATATATATATTAGTAAGTAAATCTAATATTGCCTGCTTATCTTGTTGGCGTATTGTTGATGCGGTTTGTAATTCTGATGATATTTGTTCTAAAATACCATTAGAACCATTATAAGAATTATCTAACCAAGATTGTATTGCATTAAGGGAATTATAATAATTAATAGCATCATTTTTTTGTAGTAATCTATCATCAACTAGGAATTTTTCTTTGGTATTATTTATTTTATTCATTTTGTTTATTTTTTCTTCTGCATTTTGTTTTGCTTTTTTCATTAATTCTAGTAATACAATTTTGTTATCTATTTTGTTATCTATATTGTTATCTATTTTATTATCTATATTTTTCATATTAAAACCATTGTATATATAAAAACAAACACAAAATATTACTAAAATCAATAGAATAATAAGTAAAGTATTATTGATTTTATATATATCTATCATTTTTCTATCTATATTATATTATTTGTTAGGATTGTTTGTGTTAGGCTTATCTTTAATAATTAGGTTAGATATATTTTTATGAATATTTTTAAGCAACAAGTAATAAATTAATGGTAATAAATGAATAGGTAAATAGTATAAAATTAACAAAAATTGAAATTTGTTGTATATTATAACTCTAATTGTTTGTTATTCGAAAGAATAATATAATTAAGCAATTATATTAATAATAATTTAGTATAAGATGTATCATCCGAATTATTTATTTACTTTGAAACTAATAATGGCATTAATGACTTTAATAACTTTAATGACACTAATAACATTATTTAAAAAAAAAAGTATTGTGACTAATAAATTTGTAAGGATATGTGGTGAAATATTATAAATAATAACAAGTTTTATAATAATATTAATAATATGATTATAGTTTATAATAAAATCAAAATTGTTTAGAAATAAATGATTAGTCGATTTTTATAGATTATATATAAATCATATTATTATATATTATTAAATTATGATTTAATTTTGTATAGATTCGCAATTATGTCTAAGATTATTTTAAGAAAATATTTAAAAAATATTTAAAAATAAATTAGATAAGAATTGTAAAATTAAAAATAATAAAAACAATGTAGTTACTATTTGTATTTATAATTATATATTTTGTATAGTTATAAATCGGGTATTTGTCCAATTTTTTTATTACATAATTTTTATTACAATTTTTTTAATAAAATTATATAAAAAGTGGTTTTACTTGATTATTGCTTATTTTATCTAATTGTTCTGGATTTACTGAACCTTCTTGATTAGTACATTCACTTAATTCTCTACCAAAATTTACAACAGAACAAATTGCATTTTTACCCCTATTTGCATTTTTACCAATATTTTTATTTGTATTATTAGATGATTTGCATCCAATACAATTATCATTATAAGTATTTTTTTTCTTGTTGAGCCAAGATGCATCTAGAAACTCCTTTTTTGGATTTCTAAAAGAATTTAATAATTCTTCATTATTTTTATTATATTCAAAATCTATTTTATTTGTAGTAAAATGTATATTATTATCTAGTGTAGTAT